TGGCTAAGAAGACTCCATCCCTCGCAGTCGGTCGTGGTGAGAAGTTGCCTACCTCCAAAGGAGCTGGGTTGACAGCCAAGGGCCGCGCCAAATACAACCGTGAGACCGGCAGCAACCTCAAAGCCCCGCAGCCGCAGGGTGGCAAGCGCAAGGACTCGTTCTGTGCACGCATGAGTGGTATGCCCGGTCCCATGAAAGACGAGAAGGGCAAGCCAACCCGCAAGGCGGCTGCTCTTGCAAGGTGGAAGTGCTGATATGGACTTGCCAGTCTGGAACACCGTCCTGTCGTTTGCTTCGGCGCTGCTTTTGTTTTGGGTGAAGATTTCCCACGACGAAGTTAAGCGCCTGTCGATCTTGCTGAGCAAGACTCGGGAAGAGCATTCAGACAAGTTTGTGACCAAACAAGACATGCACAACGACATCAACCGCGTGATTACCCGATTGGATCGGCTTGAGGGCAAGATCGATGACTTCATGAAGGAGCAGCGAAGTGCCATCAGTTAGCAAGAAACAACATAATTTCATGGCGGCGGTGGCGAATAACCCAGCGTTTGCCAAGAAAGTAGGCGTCCCACAATCCGTGGGCAAAGAGTTCTCCAACGCGGACAAGGGCCGCAAATTTTCTAAAGGTGGCGATATGAAAGACGAAATGAAAAAAGGCAAGATGCCAGCAGCTTTGGCTAAACACGCAGGCATGCCAGCTTCCAAGGCCCACAAAGGTCTGAAGGCTGGTGGCTCTGTTGGCACAACCAAGATGGGCGCAGTCAAGACTGCAGCTCCAAGCAAAGACGGCGTTGCTACCAAGGGCAAGACCAAAGGCACAATGATCAAGATGGCTCGCGGCGGTAAAACCTGCTAAGGAGTTGACATGGCCGAAAAAGAAATGAGTCCAGCAGAGCGTGAAGCTCGCCAGATGATTGCTGACAAGAAGGCTGCTGAGGCCGCTGAAAAGGCGTACAACGCAGCCAGCAAGACAGCTCCAGCGCCAGCGGTCCGACGGGCCAAAGGCGGTAGCGTGACGCGTGCTGACGGCTGCGCGACCAAAGGCCACACCAAGGGCAAAATGGTCAAGATGGCCTACGGCGGCAAGGCTTGCTGACATGATGGCTAGTCGCGGCATGGGGGCCATTAATCCCACCAAAATGCCCAGAGGTGTGCGTAAGGCTCGCCGGGATGACACTGACTTTACCGAGTACGCCGAGGGCGGCAAAGTGGGTCTGTATGCCAACATCCATGCGAAGCGAAAGCGCATTGCCGCTGGTTCTGGTGAGAAAATGCGCAAGGTTGGTAGCGCCGGCGCTCCGACTGCAAAAGCATTTGCTCAATCGGCTAAGACTGCAAAGAAGTAAATCATGGCAACATCAGGCACCACAGCGTTCAACATGGACCTCACGGAGATCGTGGAGGAGGCGTTTGAACGCGCTGGTGGTGAGCTTCGCACAGGTTACGACCTTCGTACGGCAAGCCGATCTCTGAACCTGATGTTCGCCCAGTGGGCAAACCGTGGCTTAAACATGTTCACGTACGAGCAGGGGTCAATTAACTTGGTCCCCGGCCAAGCGACGTACAACCTGCCAGCCGACACTGTAGATTTGCTTGAGCACGTCATCCGCACGGGCGCAGGTAACGCTTCAACGCAGGCTGACCTGACCATTACCCGGATCAGCGTCTCCACCTACGCGACGATTCCCAACAAGCTGCAGCAAGCACGTCCAATTCAGGTCTGGATTGAGCGCTTGACTGACGCACCACGCATCACCGTGTGGCCTGTGCCAGATAACTCACAGCCATACGTGTTCGTGTACTGGCGTCTGCGCCGCATTGAAGATGCCGGCACGGGCGTGAACACGATGGACATGCCTTTCCGTTTCTACGAGGCCATGACGGCTGGCTTGGCTTACCACCTTGCGCTGAAGATTCCCGGATCAATGGAGCGACTGCCAATTCTGAAGCAGCAGTACGATGAGGCTTGGGACTTGGCTTCGACCGAAGACCGCGAAAAAGCTGCGGTTAGGTTTGTTCCTCGTGCGATGCACATCGGAAACGGTGGCTACTGATGTCAAACCGGTTTGCAGCGGGTCACAAAGCGATTGCCATGTGCGATCGTTGTGGTCAGCAATTCAAACTCAAACAGCTCAGAACGGAAATCATCAAGCAGCGCAAGTATCAGTTGCTGGTGTGCCCGGAGTGCTGGGACCCTGATCAGCCGCAGTTGATGCTTGGTACATTCCCTGTGGATGACCCGCAGGCACTCAGGAACCCACGCAGGGATACAACCTACGTGACGTCCGGCTTGAACGATGCAGGCAACTTGTCCGGTGGTTCGAGGGACATTCAGTGGGGCTGGAACCCTGTAGGCGGGGCCAGCTTTTTTGACACGGCATTGACGCCAAACTACTTGGTGGCGACCGCGTTTGTTGGTACAGTCTCAATATCTTGAAGGAGTTCAAAATGGACGCGAAAAAAGCAGTGCACAAGCATGAAGCAAACATGCACCCCGGCAAAAAGCCGACCAAGTTTGCAAAGGGTGGTAAGACCAACCTGCAGATGAAACAGTTGGGCCGTGGCTTAGCCAAGGTTGCAAACCAGCGCGTGTCTTCCGCGCCGAAGGGGAAATGACATGGCGAAGTTCAGTCAAAAAATGATGGGCAAAGAGGTTGGTCAAGCCAGCGTCTATGCCGAGCCACACACAATGACCGGCAAGGTTGTCAAGGCCTCCACCAATCCCGGCAAAGAGCCAAATCGCAGCCGCGCTGACACGGTGAATATGAGCGTTGGTGGCATCAGCAACAGGCCTGATGGCATGGGCACCAAGACCAGCGGCATCAAAATCCGTGGTACTGGCTGCGCTACTAAAGGCGTTATGGCCCGAGGCCCGATGGCATAAGACATGACGTACGACGAACTGGTCACCGCCGTCCAAGACTACTGCGAGAACGTGTTCTCGACGGTAGATATGGACACGTTCATCCGGCAAGCTGAGCAGCGTATATACAACGTTGCCCAGCCAGCCAACCAGCGCAAGAACGTGACTGGTACGTTGACGGCAGGAAACAAGTATCTCCAGTGCCCAGTGGACTTTCTGTCCGTGTATAGCTTGGCGATATACCCCGCTGCTGGCGGTGCGTACGAGTACTTGCTGGACAAGGATGTGAACTTCATCCGGCAGGCGTACCCCAACCCAGCCACCACGGGCAAGCCAAAGCACTACGCCATCTTCGGTCCACGCTCGGACAACGCAGATGAGCTGACGCTGATTCTTGGTCCAACACCCGATCTCGCCTACAACGCTGAACTGCACTATTACGCATACCCAGAGTCCATTGTGGATGCTGCTGACGGGCGTACTTGGCTGGGTGACAACTTTGATTCCGTCCTGCTGTACGGCACCATGTGCGAGGCACTGACCTACATGAAGGGCGAGACCGAAATGGTCAAGCTGTACCAAGATCGGTACGTTCAGGCAATTGCCCTGTACAAGAACTTGGCGGATGGCAAACAGCGCGGTGATGCATACCGCAACGGCCAAGTCAGAACGGCGGTCCAATGAGCAACATCGTTCAGACACAGACCACCAGCTTCAAGGCGGAGTTGTACGAGGGCATCCACAACCTGCTCACGGACACTCTGCGTATTGCGCTGTACACGGCCAACGCAAACCTCAACGAAGACACCACGGTGTACACCACAACCGCAGAGGTGGTTGGCACGGGGTACGTAGCTGGCGGGGTCGTATTGACCGGGGTCACGGTCTCCAAGTCTGGTTACACGGCCTACGTGAATTTCAACAATGTGGCGTTTGGGGCTTCGGTGACTGCACGCTGCGCTTTGATCTACAACGCAAGCAAGGCCAATCGGTCTATCGCTGTGCTGGACTTTGGCGCTGACAAGACATCGATCAGCTTTACCATCACCATGCCGCAAAACACTGCAACGACGGCACTCATTCGCAGTTCAATTTAAGGAGTCACCATGACCACAGATCGCATCAATGCCACTGACAAGGTGGAAGCTGCTTGCAGCTACAACACACAACCCGCTGACCAGATGAGCATTCATGGCTCGTACCACGCTGTCTGCTATGACGCGCAGGGTAACGTCAAGTGGGAAGACGACATCAAGAACTTGGTGACAACCGTGGGCAAGAACCTGACGCTGGACACCATCCTTGGCAACTCGGCTGCTGGCGCTGTGGTGATGGGTCTCAAGGGCGCTGGTACTGCCAACGTCGCGGACACCCAAGCCTCGCACGCAAGCTGGTTGGAGGTGGGTCTGGCTAACGCTCCCACATACTCTGGCAACCGCAAAACTCCTTCGTTCAGCGCAGCTTCTGCTGGTAGCAAGACCACATCTTCGGCTGTCAGCTTCTCGATCACATCGACCGGCACGGTGGCGGGCTGCTTCATCAACATCGGTGGCAGCGCAACAATTGACAACACCACGGGCACACTGTTCTCGGCTGGCGATTTCTCCAGCTCGAAGGCCGTTGTTTCTGGTGACTCGATTGCCGTTACGTACACAGCCACTTTGACCTAACATGGCAACCGGATGGGGTATAGGCACTTGGGGTTCTAACGCATGGGGCGGGGGTGAAACACTCCCGGTCAGCGTTACGGAGACTGCCGCCCTTTCCGAAAGTCAAGAAGCATCGGCAGAGTTCACTGCCTCGGTTTCAGAGTCTGCCGCCATTGCAGAGGCCCAAACAGTTGCGGCCACTTTTGCGTTTTCTGTAGATGAATCAGCGGCAATTGCCGAAGATCAAAGCGCTTTGGTCGGCTACACGGAGTCGGTCGTAGAGAGCGTCGCAATCGCGGAAGATCAATCCGCTGCGGTAGCTTACACGGTGTCCCGCGCAGAGTCTGCTGAGCTAACAGAAACCCAAGTTGTTGAGGCTACGTTTGCACTGGCAGTCAGCGAGACTGCGGCGATTTCGGAAGATCAGGCGGTTGCTGCCACGTTTGCGCTGTCGGTCAGTGAGTCGGTTGAAGTTACGGATGCCCAGACTGTAGGTTCTTTCTTCAATGAGACCATAGACGAAACGGTGGAGTTGACCAGCACTGAGGCGGTATCGGTTGCATATGCACCATCTGTTACAGAGTCTACAGCCATCGCGGATACACAAGAAGCGGCTGTTGCGTTTGTGGCGTCCATTAACGAACTGGCAGTGCTGACAGCGCAAGAATTTGCGGCAACAAGCTACTTGCTCAGCCGGTCCGAGTCTATGAGCATCACGGAAACTCAGGCGGGACGCTATTTCTGGGAGCCTGTGGATGACATTCAAGACGCCAACTGGCAAAATATCACCAATACGCAGTCAACATCATGGGTTGACGTTGTTACTTAGGAGTCGTAAATGACAACAGGAAATACCACGCTGCTCGGACTGGCCCTGCCAGTTGAAGGCGAACTTGACGGCACATGGGGCGATGTTGTCAACCAGTCGATCACGGAACTTGTGGACTCCGCTGTAGCGGGGACGACCACCCTGAGCACGGACACCGACGTTACGCTGACCACCACAGCTCTTGCGGCAAACCAAGCCCGTCAGGCCATCATCCGCTGGACGGCGAGCAACGGGGCCACGACGCGCAATATCACAGCGCCTGCTCAGAGCAAGCCCTATATCGTGATCAACGCGGGTACAGGCTCGATTGTGCTGCGCGGCGCAGGCCCAACCACAGGCATCACAATTGTTGCAGGCGAGCGTTGCGTAGCTGCTTGGAGCGGTTCTGACTTTGTGAAGGTAGCCACCAGCACCGCGCAGGCCGGTGACGTTGTAGGCCCGGCGTCCAGCACAGACAATGCGTTTGCACGGTTTGACTCCACCACGGGCAAGCTGCTGCAAAACTCGACAGGCGCGACACTGAACGATACAGGTGCCCCTAGCTTTACAGGCTCTGTCACTGTGGCGGGTACGTCTTCAAGCGGCGCATCCGTGGTTCTGGGCGAAGACACAGACAACGGCACCAACACCGTTACACTGAGCGCGCCGTCGAACATCACCACAAGTTTTGAGCTGAAGCTGCCCAATGCAGATGGCACCACCGGGCAAGCAATCGTCACAGACGGCTCAGGCAATCTGTCTTTTGCCGCAGCGGGTATTACAACAGGTAAATCCATCGCTATGGCGATGATCTTCGGGTTCTAAGGAGCGAACATGGCTAATCCAAACATTGTCAACGTCACGACCATTCTGGGCAACTCGTCGCAGACCATCTGCACGAGCACCTCAGTCTTTTCGATTGTCAGCAACGCTGCTTCGTCCAACAAGGTCTACAAGATCAACTCCATCGTGATTGCCAACGTGGACGGCACAAACGCTTGTGATGCCACGGTCAACATCTACAGCAACGCAACAGCGGGTAGCGGCACAGCGTTTGCACTGGCCTCGACCATTTCTATCCCAGCGGACGCTACGTTGATCGTGACCGACAAGACCACATCGTTCTACCTGCTGGAGAACCAGTCGGTTGGCGTTATCGGTAGCATTGCCAACGACCTCGTGGTGACCTGCTCGTGGGAAGAAATCTCGTCATAAGGGGGCGTCATGCCTTTACGTCCTCCTGCCGGTTTTATCCGGCCCGGTTTTGATCCGCTGAAGAACCCAAACGCTCCCACCGCTGTGTCGGCATCGGGCGGGGATGCCTCGGCCTCTGTGTCTTTCGCACCCCCAACGAATGTGGGCGGTTCGGCCATCTCTGCGTACTACGCTGTTTCCAATCCCGGTCAGGTCACTGCTACGGGCGCATCGTCTCCGATCAACGTCACGGGTTTGACCAACGGCACTGCGTACACGTTTTCCGTGTGGGCGCTCAACACCTATGGCCCCGGCCCGTTCAGCGCAGCGAGTGGCAGCGTGACGCCGCAGTCGAACATTGGCTTGTTTGCTGGAGTTTCTGGCAACAACGTGATCTATTACATCAACATCGCAAGCACCGGTAGTGCAGCCGATTTTGGAGATTTGACCACAACGTCTGAAAATTCTATTTCCGGCGCTTGCGGTTCTTCAACTCGGGGCGTCTGGGGAGGGGGAACTGGCGTATCTTCCATCGGGACAAACACAATGTGTTTTGCAACTTTTGCCACTACAGGTAATGCTTCAGATTTTGGTGATCTGGTTTACGCCTCTTATGGTTTGGCTGGATGTGGCTCCGCAACCCGTGGGATTTTTGGGGGTGGCCGCTCTAATGTTGGAAACTTGAACAATATCAATTTCATCACGATTGCTACAACGGGAAATGCAACTGATTTTGGTGACATAGCCGAAACAGACAATTACAAAGTTTCTTCTTGTAGCTCTACCACTCGCGGAATTTTTGCTGCTGGCACAAATAACGGCCAAACTAACTTCAACGCTTGGATTGACCTTTTCACAATCGCCAGTGCGGGCAACACGTCAAACTTTGGTAATTTGACAGTTGGGAGATTGGGAGCAACCAGTTGCTCTTCTGCGACGCGAGGATTATTTGCTGGTGGATTGGCGAGTGGTGAAGTTGCGCAAAACGTAATTGATTTCATCACCATTGCCTCAACAGGTAATGCAACTGATTTTGGCGACTTGATCGCCACAAAACAGTACGCAGCAGCCTGCTCGTCTTCTACACGAGGGGTTTTTGCTGGTGGAAGCGGCTCCGCTACGGTGAATTTTGTCACCATTGCAACCACAGGAAATGCGTCTAATTTTGGGAATCTGCCTGCAACGATGAGTCAAGCCGCTGGTTGCTCCAACGCCCACGGAGGTCTCTGATGACACATAACAATCAAGGAGCACTCTGATGCCCTCATACAGCGGAGTTTGGAATTTGGTGTCGCAGTACCAAGCGAGGGCGCAGGGTAACTGGACAGGACTACCTCAGACAAACAGTGCCCTAATCGCTGGTGGCGACACAGGGTTTGGTGTTGGTTTCAACACAATAAATTATGTGAACATATCAACGCTTGGCAACGCAACGGTCTTTGGTCAGTTGTCTTCCAGAAAATACTCTATGGCGGCGGCAGGAAGCGCAACATCCGCTTATTTTTTTGGTGGGCAGGACGTAGCCGCAGGTGACGCAACAAACGTTATAGAGTACACCACGTTTGCAACGACAGGCACTGTTGCTGATTTTGGGGACTTGATTAGTCCGCTCAGAGCCATTTCAGCCGCCAATAGCACGACCAGAGCCTATATCGCTGGAGGCGGCGATGTGAACAATGTCATTCAATATATAACAATGACAACATCTGGAAATGCTATTGATTTTGGTGACTTAACATACTCAACGAGTAATGGGCCTGCTTGTTGCTCAAGTCCGACAAGAGGTCTGATAGCTGGCGGACAGAGTGGAGCAACTTTTTATTCGAACATTGCCTACATCACCATTGCAACTACAGGTAATGCAATAAGTTTTGGCAATCTTACGTTTGGGCGATACAACGTAACGGCTTCAGGCAGTGCAACGCGGGGCATCTTTTTTGGTGGAGAAGGTACTGGCGGCAGAACCAACATAATGGACTACGTCACCATTGCTTCAACTGGAAACGCCATCGACTTTGGCGACCTGCTGTTTGCAAACTACTACTTGGCGTCTTCTTCTAACCCCACCCGTTCAATAATTTCTGGCGATTACGCCACCCCCGGCTCTCCAACAAACCTAATTCAATATGTCACCATCGCTTCGACTGGCAATGCGCTTGATTTTGGCGATTTAACATACGCTTCAGCTTACCAAGCTGGTTGCTCTGGTGGTAACGGAGGTCTTCAATAATGAGTATCAAAAACTGGCCCGGTGGTTTTATCCAGCCCATCCCTCCAACGCCTGCCGGTCCGTTCCAAGACGGCGCGGCCAAAGGTATCTGGACCCTCGATCAAGTCGCTTACTGGCTCCAGCAAGGGCTGTGGCCGATTGCTGGTAATGTTGCGCCGATTGGGTTGTTTGGTGGCGCAAGCGGCCCGTCCAACGTCATTCAAAGGCTGATTTTGGCTACCACGGGGAACGCCACAGATTATGCAGACCTTGCAGTGCCTGTAGAGGGTCCCGGCTCGTGCGCTTCTTCTACGAGAGCAATTTGGGCAGGTGGCAACGGTCCATCTGGAAACCAAAACGAAATTCAATACATTTCGTTTTCTTCTGGCGGCACAGCTTCTGATTTTGGTGATTTGACTGTTGCCCGTGGGGCAAGTTCTTCTCTTGCTGGTTTGTCAAATAATGTCCGAGGTGTTTTCGTAGGAGGAGGCACTGGAGCTGGCACATATTCCAACGTGATGGACTACATCACCATCGCCTCGACAGGCAACGCCACGGATTTTGGTGATTTGCTGACTGTTTTGCAAGCGATGGGCGCTTGCTCTTCCAGCACACGAGGTTTGATCGGAGGGGGAAGAAATTCTTCTGCGTATCAAAATGTAATTCAATTCATCACAATTGCTTCGGCAGGGAACGCTACGGACTTTGGTGACTTGACGGTCACGAAAGGGTTGCTGGCTGGCTGTTCAAGCGAAACACGAGGTGTTTTCGGGGGCGGATTTACAGGCTCAACAGGAACGAACGTAATTGATTATGTGACCATCGCTTCAGCGGGTAACGCCACGGACTTCGGCGACATGGCGAATACGACCGATGGCTATGGTGCCTGCGCCTCTAGCACGAGGGGTTATTTTGGCGGCGCATTACAGTCATACCTAAGCTACATCACGATTGCTACAACGGGCAACGCGATAGATTTCGGCGACTTGTTTTCATCAGGCAACAACACAGCAGGCTGCTCCTCTGCCGCAGCAGCAGTCCAGCCGTTGCCCAGCAGTTCTGCTCAAGCCTTCTTTGGTGGGGGTGGCATTTCTACAGGCGCATCGTCTTTGGTGCAATACGTAAACATCGCCACAACGGGCAACACCTACCAGTTCGGCGACCTACTGTACAAGCCCTCATACGCATCATCATGCGCGTCGTCAACTCGTGGTTTGTATATTTGCGGCAACAACTCCGGTGTCGGCGTAGTAAACACAATCAACTACATCACATTTGCTACGACGGGAAATGCCCTTGACTTTGGCGATTACACGACTACTGGTGCAGAGCGCACTGCAAGCTGCTCGAACGAAACTCGTGGCGTAATTGGTGGCGGCACTGTGGGCGGCTCTTCTAAGTCCACAGCAATCGACTATTTGACCATTGCAACCACAGGCAACACATCCGACTTTGGCACACTTACTGTTGGCCGTGAGGACTTAACGGCTTTTTCCTCAACGACTCGTGGTGTATTTGCTGGTGGTGAACGATCCCCCGGCCTTACAAACGTAATTGATTACGTAACGATTGCTTCAATTGGGAACGCCACAGACTTTGGTGACTTGACTCAGGCACGAACATACCCCGGCGGCTGCTCAAGCAACACTCGTGGTATTGTTGGTGGCGGTTTAGTGTCCGTCGCGGTCAACACGATTGACTTCGTGACAATCGCTTCTACTGGCGACGCAACAGATTTTGGTGATTTAAGTGTGTCCCGTTTGTCGCCACAAGGGGCGTCGTCTACAACTCGTGGGTTGTTTGGTGGCGGGCGTACAACCACTTACTCAAACGTCATCGACTATGTGACGATTGCTTCTGCTGGTAATGCCATTGATTTTGGTGACTTAATTCTTCCAGCAGAATATATGGCGGCTTGTTCCAACGCCCACGGTGGCTTATGATTGAAGCCCAACTTCAAACAGGAGAACCCTTTGAGCAATGATCTGATCCTTGGCAACATGAACACCGCTCTGGCTGTGAGTAAGCCAGAGTACAACCTGATGTTGAAGAACATTCAGGACCGGATGCCTGCTGTCACACGCGACACGAGCAACTTCCACAAGTCCCACAGCCAGTTCATGTCGGTGACGCTGGACGTGACGGCCATCACGCCGATCCGCTCCATCAAGCACACCTTGGCCGAGATCGACCGCACCCGCTCTGCGCTGCAAGAAGCCTACATTGGCCTGCGCAAGAAGCAGGTTGAACTCAAGAAGAAGCAAGCCGAGTTGGACAAATGCACCGACCCGCTGGACGCTGAGTTGCTGGAGATCGAGATTCTGGAGTTGAACAGCCACCTCGAAGGTACACAGAACCACGTCAACGGCGCACTGCGCAAGATGAATTTCTTCGTGAACCAGCACGCACAACTGCTGGAGAAGGTCGGCAAGAACGAGATCACCGAAGAGGAATACGAGCGCGAGGAGTCCCGTTACCACATCATGACCTGCATGAAGCAGGCCTTGAACGCAGCCCGTAGCCGCAACGGCATGATCGACGAAGGCAACCTGATCTACTTGTTCGACTTGGGCATCAACGCTGCTCAGGCTCAAGCTGAAGTCTTTGCCTACCTGAACATGGAGAACCAACTGATCTCCAACGGCCAAGCTCCTACGCACGAGATGACCATGCGCTGGCTGGAAGCCTGTGCAGACAAGTGGGCCGCTGATCCTGCCAAGTTTGCCGAGCGTCGTGGCTTCTCGGTGTTTGACCGCTCGTCCCTGACCAACTCGCCCCTGCTGGAGCAGGCACCCGATCCTGAGCAGAAGGCGGCGTAATGCACCTCGTCATCGGAACCCCCTGCTACGGCGGCATGATGTGTACTGAGTACACTCAGTCGTTGCTGTCGCTCAAGGAGGCATGCCTGCAATACGGCATCAAGATGACCTGCATCTTCCTCGGCAACGAGAGCTTGGTGCAGCGTGGGCGCAACACCATCGCCCACCACTTCCTTCAGATGGAAGACGCAACCCACCTGATGTTCATTGACGCTGACGAGAAGTTTGTGGCGAACGACATCGCCCGGATGATCAAAGCGGACAAGGGCATCATCGGTGGGCCTGTGCCAATGAAGGGTGTGAACTGGGACAAGGTGCGCCAAGGCGCTGTGCTGAACCACCCTGACCTGTCCAAGCTCACGGGCATCTTCAACGTCAACAAGCTCGACGGCCACGACATGATTAACCCCGATCTGCCGTTTCAGGTCAAGCACATCGGCACTGGCTTCATGCTGATTCGCCGGGACGTCTTTGACAAGCTCAAGCCCCATGTGGGTTGGTACACCAACGGCGGCGTGACCATCAACCCCGAGGATCAGGTCTACGACTTCTTCAAGGTCCAGAACGTGGACCACCAGCTTTTGTCTGAGGACTACAATTTCTGCCACCTGTACCGAGAGCACGGTGGCACGGTCTGGGCTGCACCTTGGTGCGTGCTCGGGCATTTTGGCGCTTATCTTTTTTCAGGGCAGTACGCCCAACAAGGAGCTTTAAATGGCACACCACTGCATTAAATACCGCCTGACCGCTGAAGGCACCGTCCCCTCGTTCCTTTGCTTGCACCCCGAGGGTGTTGGTGGGGTGTTTGTTGTGGCTGACCCTGCGACCCCAAGCCCCCGTGACATGGTCATGATCGGCCTGACCGAGAACGACGACACGGGCGACGCGGAAGTCATCCCGAGCCAAGCTGACCTGCAAGCGTACCTTGCCGCTGTGGGTGCAAACTGGACGCAGCCTGACCCAGCACAACCCGGCAACCCAGAAGCCACCATCCCGTTCGATCCTGTGGCAGCAGCCCAGTGGGTCTGGGATCGCAAAGTGGCCCTCGATGCCGCAGGCTGATCATGAGAGACTGGGCCGTTAGCTTCATCGCTGCGGCCCTTGTTGTTGGGCTCATTGTCTGGTGCGCCTACGTTGTCATCCCGTTGTTTAGGTGATAGGTATGTTGGCGGAAATTGCAGCAGCGAATGCAGCTTTCAATGTGATCAAGGCGGCTCTTGCCAACGGCAAGGAACTGTCGGCTCTGGGTTCCAAGGTCTTTGACTACTTCGACAACAAGGCGAAGATTCAGGAGAGTGTCACCAAGAAGGGTGGCGGCTCCGACCTTGAGGAGTTCATGGCGCTGGAGCAGCTCCGTCTGCAAGAGGAAGAGCTTCGAGAGCGCATGGTCTACGCCGGACGTCCGGGCATGTGGAATGACTGGGTAAAGTTTCAAGCCGCCGCTGCTCGTAAGCGCAGGGAGGCCCAAGAAGCCGCAGAAAGAGCCGCAAAGCTGCGCAAGGCCAAGATGGAGCAGTTGGTTGAGTACATCGCCGTTGGCATCGCCACGGTGATCCTTGCTGGTCTGATCATTTACGGAATCGTTTTGTACATGTTGCACCTGAGATGAGCGATGAGAAGCTGAACGCCAACACAACACTCGACAAGGTGCTCGGGTATGTGG